AAAGAATGAGTAATCATATGCTTACAGGTTGGGCAGACGAAACAAATGTAATGACAGGTGTAGCTTACAATTTTGATAGTGGCACTTTTAAAACTGGTCAAATTAAACTCTATGGATTTAACTAATGGTACATAAAATAACAAACGGAATAGAAATAGAATTAACAGCAGATGAATTGGCTGAATATAATGCTAAACAAACTGCTTGGAATAATGCAAGTGCTGATAGAAAACTTGCAGAAATAAAATCATTAAGATTAGAAAGATTAATTGATACTGATTGGTATGCTAACTCTGATGTAACAATGCCAGACAATATAAAAACTTGGCGTCAATCTTTAAGAGACATTCCGTCTAATCATACTGATGAAGATGCTTATGATTTATTATTAGCAAGAGATAGTGATGGAAAATTAACACATTCAATTTGGAGTAAACCATAATGGCACAGACATTTTTAAATTTAGCACAAGGAGTTACAGGTACTTTGCCTACAAGTAATTATGTTCAAGGTGGTATTACTGAAGCTGACCAATGGAGATTAACAACAACTTTTGATGGAAGTGCAAATCCAATAACTTCTAACTGGGAAAGAAACGATACTGTATTTGATAAGATTGGTACTGGTATGTCGGAAAGTTCTGGTATTTTTACTTTTCCATCTACAGGTATTTACAAAGTAGAATTTCTAGCTCTTAGTAATAAAAGTTCAACAAGTCAATATTCAGCGGCTAAAATAAATATAACAACAGATAATTCTAGTTATACAGAAAGAGCAACAGGTTATAGTCATGTAGGAATAGCAGGTGCTTGGAGCGGTGCTTATTGTCAAACTAATATTGATGTTACTAACACCACTAATGTTAAAGTTCAATTTGGAGTAATAAATCAAGCTGTTACAAGTTTTATTGGAGGTAGTAGTGTGAATAAAACAACAGCGACATTTACTCGTTTAGGAGATACATAATATGAGAGAAGATGGCAGACCAAATCATATAGAAGATGCTTTATGTCAAATGCACACTAACCAATGGTTTACTTGGACAGATAGTAAAAATAAAATTTATGCTAATTTAAGACTTACAGAAAAAGTGGGTGTTGATGGAAACATTGTAGATAATCCAGTTACAGAATTACCTACTGAAGAAGAAGTTAATGCTAAACTTGTAGAAATACAAACAGCTTGGGATAATGAAAATGATTAATCCTTGTCCTGATTGTGGTGCTGAAAGTAAAGCAGATTGTAAGTGTCCTGATGAATGTGAGAGCTGTTCTTGTTAGATGCCCTCATTAAACGATAAGACTGAAATAGGTCTCCCTTTAAAAAATTTAATAGGTTTGTTAGGTGTAACAGCGACTGCTGTTTGGGCTTACTTTGGAGTTATAGAAAGACTTAATAATATTGAAACTAGAGCAACACTATTTGAAGCAGACTTACTAAAAGCTGCTGACCAAAAACCAATAGACCAAGAGCAATATATGCTCTTAGAATTTTCAGCTAAACAATTAGAAAAAGTAACAACGGAAATGGAAAGCATGATGAACAATAGAGTGAATATAGATTTTTTAAAATCGCAAGTAACTAAACTTCAAAAAGATGTTGAAGAGTTAAAAGACAAAGTGAGAAACAATGGTCATTGAAAAAGTTTTTGCTCTTTGTATGTTTGTTAATGCAAGCTTAGATGGACATATGCTGACTGATGGTATGTCAGATTGTTTAAAGTTAAAACGTGAAGCTGAAAGAAATTTATCTGAAAGTAGAACAAATGTAATTCGCTTTGCTTGCGGTGAAGTATTAGCGGAACTAGAGCCTGACGCAGAAGGCAATCTTAAAATTAAAAAATTAGTAGAGGGTAAAAATGACTAAAAATTCATTAGTAAATAATATTAATAGACGTAAAAAACTTGGCATTAGCAGAAGTAAGAAAAAAAGTACAATTTCTAAAAAAGCTTATTCTAATATGAAAAAGAATTGGAAAAAGTAAATGTCGGAAGATAAGAATTGGGAAGTTGAAATAGAAAAAATTAATGGAGATATTAAATTAATTAATGCTCAATTAGACCACATAAAAAATAACCACCTTTGGCACATCGAGAGAGATGTAAACAGAATTAATAAAGTTGTTTGGGTTGTTGGTCTTATGGTTTTTTCTAACTTACTGTTTTTAGTAAGAGACATATTGTTTTAATGTTTAAAATATATGCAATGATATGTTTTCTTTCAGTAGGAATAAGTGACCAAACTTTATGCTTTAAAAGTGAAGTACCTTTACATTATGAAAATGTAAAAAACTGTTCATTAGATAAAGATAGAATAATTAATTACATACATAATGATTTAGTTGAAAGAAATGTAACAATAATTTTCAAGTGTTCAGAAACAAATGAAATACAATTATGACAAAAATAGCAAAAACTTTAGATAATTTACATGTCGAACTAGCACAATTATTACTAGACAAAATAAGAAGTGGTGAAGCAAAAGCTTCAGACTTAAATGTGGCTCGACAATTTTTAAAAGATAATGGTATCGAAGGATTACCAGTAGACAATACTCCACTTAAAGACTTAGTTGACGAGCTTCCTTTTGATGACAAAGAGGAAAGCTACGGTGGAACAATCTAGCAAGCTCAAGGACTTTCGTAATTTTCTATATGTAATATGGAAACACCTACGACTACCACAGCCTACAGCATTGCAATACGATATTGCAGAATTTCTTCAATCCAAAAATAGAAGAATTATCATAGAGGCTTTTCGTGGCTGTGGTAAGTCATGGATTACAAGTGCTTTTGTTTGTCATCAATTATATTTAAATCCTCAGATTAATGTTTTAGTTGTTAGTGCAAGTAAAACTCGTAGTGATGACTTTTCTACTTTTACTTTACGATTAATAAATGAAGTTCCAATACTTCATCATTTGATACCTAAAGAAAGTCAAAGACAATCTAAAATTGCATTCGATGTTGGACCTGCAAGAGCCTCACATCAACCTAGTGTTAAATCAGTAGGTATCTTTGGTCAAATGACCGGGAGTAGAGCAGACTTAATTATTGCCGATGATATTGAGACACCGATTAATACTATGACTCAAGGTATGAGAGATAGATTAAGTGAAGGTATTAAGGAATTTGAATCAATTATTAAACCTGATGCAAAGATATGTTTCCTAGGTACACCGCAATGTGAGCAAAGTTTATACAATCTACTTCCTGAAAGAGGATATAAAAAGCGTGTATGGACAGCTAAGTATCCAAATAAAAAACAAAAAGATTATTTAGGTAAATCATTAGCTCCTATTATTTACAATGCGATTGACCTAAACCCTAAAATAGAAGGCGACCCGGTAGAGCCTACACGTTTTGATAAAGAAGATTTAAGTGAACGTGAAGCTTCCTATGGTCGTAGTCAGTTTGCCCTACAGTTCATGTTGGACTCTAGGCTTAGTGATGCTGACAGATATCCTTTAAAGTTATCTGATTTAGTAATCACTTCCATCAATCCTGATAAAGCATATGAAAAATATGTTTGGGCTGCAAATCCTGAAGCTAGAGCCGATGAACTACCTTGTGTAGGAATGTCAGGCGATTACTACTACCGTGAAATGGATAAAGTAGGGGACCTTTTGGATTACCAAGGCTCTATTATGAGTATTGACCCAAGTGGAGCCGGGGCAGATGAAACAGGATACTGTTGCACTAAATTTTTAAACGGACAAATATTTGTCACCGCAGCAGGTGGATTTAGGGGTGGGTACAACGAAGTCGTTTTAGCTAAGTTAGTNAAGATTGCTAAAGANAATAAAGTTAATCTAATTCAGATTGAAGAGAACTTTGGAAGCGGTATGTTTATAGAGCTTATTAAGCCATATTTAGCCCGTGAGTATACATGTACTACAGAGGGGGTACGTCACCATATACAAAAAGAAAAACGTATCTGTGACGTCCTAGAGCCCATTTTAGGGCAACATAGATTAATTATATCTGACAAAGTAGTACAAGATGATTATTCATCAGCACAAATACATAGTCCTGAGTTAGCCTTGAGATATCAAATGTTTTATCAGATGAGTAGAATTACTAGAGACAAAGGAAGTTTAGCCCATGACGATAGATTAGATGTCTTAGCGATGTCATGTCAGTATTGGGTTGATAAGATGGCGAAAGATGCTGACCAAGCAATATACGATAGGAAATCTGATTTGATGCAGCAGGAGCTCGATAAGTTTTTAGATAATGACACCACTAATAACTGGATTGATATTTAAGTACCACTTTAGAGAAAGTCTATCTCCGACACTATTAAGACTCCCCCCGGTGATATACCCTATGTATATACCCTAAGGGATAGGTAAGGGTCCTTAGCACCTTAAGGGAATACTTCCTTACTACTATTATAGTTATATACCCTAAGGTAATCTAAGATATGAAAGATAAAGAAGATAAAAGAAGAAGAAGATATGTAAAACCTAAGAGACAAGTGAAGGTAACATTTAGTTACTACGTGTCCACTAGGTTAGACCTAATACTTTTTAAGTTTGTAAAAAAGTTTATTGCAAAAATTTGAGTGGGTATACGTAGAGTCCCAAACTTAATTTTCCCCGCATGGGTCGCCTATCAGCCGCCATAAATAAAAAAATAGGGCCCGGCCTAATAAAATAAATATTTATTCTGTAGTATCCGATAAAATCCGAGTCGAATGCTTTTAAATCCTTATGGAGCTTCAATGATAATGTGTACTTAACATTTATTTTTATATTTCTAATTTTTTTTATCTCGAGCCTGTCTCTTACCCGATGTTATCTATTTTTTATGACGTGTACATATACTACACACTTTACAACCTGGACTAAATCCTTATTGTAGAGTGTACATTTACTACACACAATGAAAGGAAGGTATTAAATGGAAACTTTAGAAAAAGATATTGCTTCGATATGGAGTAATCCTTGTATTTATGTTGCAGACTTAGGTGCATACAATGCAGGAAAATTAATTGGCAAATGGTTGGACTTAACAACTTTTGAAGAGGTTGGAGACTTACAAAATGAAATAGATAAAATTGCATGTTCATCGGGTTATGGTGATGAGTGGGCTATACATGATTATAGCAATATGCCTTCAAGCTTAGGGGAAAATCCCGACCTTGAAAAAGTTTTAGAAATTGCTGAACTTATTAAGGAGCATAGCTTTAATGTTGTAGATGCTTTTATAAATATATTTTCATATGATGATTTAGATAATCTTGAAGATTCATATTGCGGAGAATGGGACAGCTTCAAAGCTTTCTCCGATGATATATTTGATGAGTGCTACTTGCATGATGTACCCGACCATATTCAAAACTATATTGATTATGAGGGCTTTTCTAAAGACTTAAGCATGGATTATTATGAAGCTGATAATCCTGCAAGCTATGGCGTATTTGTATTCAGGAGCTATTAATATGAAAGCTTTGAGAATATGGCAAACACGTCAACGCATTGCGTATATGAAGGACGGTATCTTATTTATTAAAGAATTTATTAACGGTGAAGCTTATGTACAAAAGTACATAGGCTACACCCTTCAAGATGCTGTTAAAAATTTTAATGGATACTTATACAAAGAAGGAGTTTTTTAATTATGAAATATTTTAAAAGTGAAGCGGAAAAGCTAGCGGATAAAAAGTTAACAAATCCTTTTATTAAAAAAGCTCGTCAACAGTGGAGGCGGGCTTTTGTCAGGTCCGCTGTAAATTTCGATAGCTCAAAATTAATAGGTTGTGTTGCTTCTTTTACTAAGGAGCAGCAAGAAAACAATTATAAAAAATATGGAGTATTGATATGAAAAAGAAATATTCTAAAAAAGATTTTCTAAGTTATGCAGAAGCTTTTTATTTAGACGAGCCCGGATTTGATGGTGATTTATTAAAAGACAATATGAAAAAATGGTCTTTAAAAGAATTGCAGCAATGGTTTGGTTTTACTCATAAGGAGGAAGAATAATATGCTCCTTGAAATCATTAAATATATATTAGTATTTAGCCCGGGTTTTATTGTGTTATTTGCAACACATACTGGGCTGACTGACAAGCTCACAAATAAATTTACATTAATTAAATAATAATTGTATATTCAAAGCTCCTAGGATTTCCCGGGAGCTTTTCTTTTTTTTCTTTTTTTTTCTTAAATTTTCTTAAAAATTCTTACAAATATTTTTCACTACTATCACTTTTACCGTGTCCAATTTTTTATAGTAT